GTATTACGATGGAGGGTCGTCGGGACCATCTGTCGCGCCGCTGCTTCGGCCACAATCGAACTCGTGCCAGAACAGGACTCAACAAAGTCCATTTCGGAAATGAGCGTGAGAGGATTCGACGCGACAGGCGTCACGTTGTCGCTGACATGGTTTTTCGACATCGACCAGTAGCCGGAACCGTTGTTCGGATGCCAGTCGATCTCGAAAGCGTGCGTGCCGAGAAAACCGTTGCCGTTGATAATTCCCGTTCCGCCAACCGCGATATTCTGGAAGCTCTCGATAGTCGCCGTCCCCTGCGGACCGGGCGTGATGACCAAAGCGCCGTCTGACGGGTCGAAATTGAAGTTGGACGCGCTCAGTCCTTCCGATGTAGGCGCCCACCACGGATACGGATACCAAGCGTGACCGGGCGATTGGTCGAAAGCGATATCGAGATTGGCTAAGGGACCGGCGCTCGGAATGTACTCGTAGGTCTTTTTGGTGAAGGTGAATCCGTTGGCGTTGAGGTATGCCGGGACACCGCTCGACGGGGCCGCAGTGGCTGCAGGCGTTGCGGCGGGGCCTGTCGGGGCTATGCGCGGGTCGCCCGGAACCGCGACAAAAGCGCCGTTCGCCGCCGGTGCGCTCCACCACTTGTTGACGGGCGTTTGCTGGGCGTCGTTGTTTTCCTGATAAAATATGCCGTCGAAGATCAATCCCAGGATCACGGCGCCGGATGGAACGGTTGTGCCGTTGAGCGCGAGCATCTGTGGCGGGTTGTCGTTTCCGCGGTTCCCCGCGACGATCTGCCAGACGTTGCCGAATTTGTCGACCAGGATCGGGCCGATGTTGTCGATATACGCGCCGCTCGGCGACACGGCTAGGGCTGGCGCCGGGGGCGGTAGTGCGGCGATTGCTGCCTGGAGCGCCGTCAAGTCGGCGCCGGCCGCAGCGAGATCGGCAAGCTCTTTCGCCAGTGCAGCCTGAACGGGATTCGTCGTCGCCATCGGTCCTACCCTCCGTTCAAATTTCCCAACTCCTCGGCGATGCGCGCTACGAGCTGCGCGCGCTGCTCCGGGGTCATCCGCGACAGTTGCCGGGCGACGAGCTCGTCGCGCTCGAGTGCGCCGGCAGCCAAAGCGCCAAGATGCGTGCGAAAGTGCGGTTCTAGCCGGCGCTGAAGCGCCTCTACTGCATCCATGTCCTGCCTCCACTATTTTTATTGTGGAGAGAGGATAGCACACCCTATGATTTTTCTAAACGTCCTTGTTCCAAGCCACGCGCCATTCCTTCGGCGTCACCGAGCGCCCTTTCTGCCTTCAATGACTGATCGAGCCGTGAGTTCATGCTCAAATGCAGCTCAATCTGCGCCGCTTTCAGGTCTCTCTGCCCAAGATGCAACATGCGCCCGACAATACCAATGAGCAGCGCGGGCACCCCGCCTTGAAGCACGGCGAGTAAAACTGCAACCCATTCCGCATGAGTCATTCGTCGGCCGCCCGCAGAACCATCTTCAGCGCTTCGGGATAAGCGGTGGTGCAAAGCCACACCGGCTTCGCACAGTAGGTCATGTTGCGCGTGAAATTCATAAAAGGGAAAGCAGCGATCGCCATCTCGCGGTCTTCCTCCCAGACGCACGCGACGAACCAGTCCCATTGCTCGATCGCGGTCACGCAGAGGACGAGCGCGAGATCGACCAGCAGCTTGAACAGCCCAATGTTCTGATGCTTCCGCATGAGCCACGCCGCGCCGCAGTAGCAAATCAGTCCGGTATCCACCCACGACGACGCTAGTTCGCTATCGAGCGTGCATTTCTCGCGCCGCGGCGCGTCAAGGGGATTATCGTAGAAAATATAAAGTCCTTCGAAGCACTCCTTAAGCGTCAGCGGATCGCGCGTGTACTGATCGCGTAGCGGAACAATTCGCCGCCATACCGTGCCTACGCGTTCCCCGTCCTTGAGCAGGAAAAGTCCCTGCGCCATAGCCTCCCGGCCAGGATGAAACTGAAGATCGAACGCCGTGCTCACGGTCGAAAATTCCGGCTGCTCGATACGAAATTCTTCGAGCTCCAGCAAATCGTTCGACACCCCTACTTCGTAGCCGCGCTCGCGCAACGCGTCGAGACGCGCCCTGACTACCTTGCGGAACTTCTTGGCGACCGTCGGGTCGAGGCCGCCGAACGACTCGGGGTACGGGATCATGCGGGCAACCGCTCGGTCAAAGTCATCACGATATCGCCTGCGGCAAAAGCGGAGCGCCGATAGGGCGCGCGAATCCCATGCACGCATCCGTCCATATAATAGTAGGTCGGCGCCCCCGGCCGAACCTCCAGAACGTGGTCTTTAACGAGCCGCGCAAAGCGAAAATCAGGCCACGCCTCTGGCGGCTTCCCCAGCATGGCGTCGCGGATCGACGGACGCACACCGGCGCTCGAGCCCGCCCAAATGAAGATCACCTCCTTCCCCGTCCGCCGGAAAACGGAGCAATCCCGCAGCAGGCCGGCATTCTCAGCCGCAGTCAGAAGGTCGCGCTCGACGGCCGCGACACGCCGCAGGCGCAGCGCAGTCGGATGCCGCAAGCTGTCGAGGGGAAGACGGCGCACGAGCCAGGGCTGCGCGGTATCGGCGGCAAGACGCTGGCGATCGGCCTCTTCGTGCGCGTCCACCAGGAGCTCGCATTCGAAAGCAGTATCGCCGCGGGCGCGGAAGAATCCGAAAAGGGCGAGGAGCGCATTGGCCGGCATGGATGTTCTACCCGTGCGGTATCGCCAGAGTGTATCATCGCTGACGCCGAGGGCAAAGGCGAGTTGCTTGGGACTCAACCCCGTATGAGGGTAAAGTCTCCGGGTGAGCGCATCGTCCAGCCGGGATGCCAGATCCATGAGCGTCCTCGCGAAAAAGGCCGGCGGCGGTCCCGATCCCGCAGTCCCGCCGCCGGCAGGGGCCATCACGCGGTCGAGTGCGCGATGGATCGACCTGCGGGAGGAAGTGAGGGCCGAATGGGAAGGTCCAAAGTCCAGCCGAAGCCGCGGTGATGGCACACCGGCACGCCGCGACGACGCAGTCCGGCCGCCGTGACGGACAGTGAATTGCAGGGGTTGAGCGGCCCGCCGTTCGGATCGTCGCCCCAGAGGTACTCAACGAGCTCTTCCGTCGGCACCGGACGAGGCCACGCTTGGTAGAGCGTCGTCAGGAAGCCGAATTGCACGACGGGCGGCTTGTTGTTGGGCATGAGCGCCCGCAAAAGCTGTGCAACTGTGACGCGGCGACAGGTGTCGGTCATTTGTGGAGCAGCACGGTCGCAATAACGCCGGCCTGCATCATGATGATCGCGCCGGCAGCATAGAGGACGGTTCTGATGAGCAGAAGCCAGCGCTGTGCGCAGACTTTCTCGTGCTCCATCAATTCAAGGTGGACCTCGGTGCCCGTGAAGTCACGGGAATACGGAGGCGCGCTCAAAACCGCAACTCTGCGGTTCGCCAAGCGTTCACCAGCAACACCCTCACGCTACTGTGAGGACGCCCGGTGGGGGGCGCGATGGCAAGTGCCATTGTCGATGCCTCTATCGTCGACTCTGTCGCGGTGTGTCAGCACCGCGGCCCCCATCGGGGCCTGGACGCTATTATATACTCACGCTCGGAGGATCCGCAACTATGGATTGCGCCTAAGGCGTGGCAAGCACCGTTATCGTTCCACTCGGGCCGCGCGCCTTTAGCTTGTTGTCGGCAGGATCGACGTAAAGCATATAGCCTCCTGTCGTGTACCCCGTAGGCGTGCCCGCCGCCTGTTGGATTACGAGGCACCGCTTGCACGGAAAGGCCGCGGCCGGGTTCGTCCCCCAATCCCCGAGATCGAAATTACCGTCCGTGTCGATCACCGCCGTAACCCGTTCCTGATCGGTCCCGCGCGCCACGTTACGAAACACGATGTTGGTCCCGGCCTTCGTGTTCGTCTCCGTCGGCACGGAACCTGTGTTGCTGAAATTCTCGGCGGCGTAGAACCAGATCGATGCGCTTTCCGTCTCGATCATGCCGTTCGTAGCATAGCCGAAAGCGGCGATCTCGCCGAGCTGATCCCCTTGCTGCACGGCTGACAGCGCGCAATTCCAGCAATTGCCCTGAGCATTGAAGAAGCTCAGCATCCCCTGCATCTGGCCGGGCGCAGGCTCGAGCGACCAGATACCCACGTCCATGCTCCCGGACCCGTTGAGCAGCGTCCCCTGATTGACGGTGCCAAGATCGACGAAATTGAAGAAGGCCGGCGTCCCCTCATCGGCGCGGCCATAGACCGTATACCCGCCACCTGCCTGGTTGAAGCCGCCGTAAACCGGCACTCCGGCAGCGGCGGTCACATCCCCAAGCACCAGGGTCGGATTGGTCGGCGAGCTCGTCTGCGTCGCCTGAAGCTGAACACGTGAGCTGCCCACCTGCGGATTGAATGTACCCGGCCAGCCAACCGTCATTCCCGCAGCGGAAAGAAAGGCTCTGGGAGTCGGACCCGACGTGCTCGTTTGCATCGCCTGGTCGAGCACAGACTGAGCATGCGCAGGAAGAGCGAGTAAAAGTACCGCAAGAAGGACGAGTTTTTTCACAGAGAAGCTCCTTTAGTTGCCGGTTACTGGGTTCCAAATATTGCAATGAAGATCGTAGCATCAGCCGGCGCACCGCTCGAGAACACGTTGACTTCGACGCTGCCAGGACTGAGCGCGACAGCATCGATAGTGCTCTCGCCGAAGCACATGCCGATAGGCACGTAAGCCCCCGTGGCAAAAGGCGTAGTGAAGCTTATCGTGTAGTCCCCGGTCGCGTTCTTCACCACGCCGGCGACGTTGAAACTTGCTATAATGGTGCCGGTCGATCCCTGGTACTCCAGCCACACCTTGGCGCCCTGACCCACGGGTTGTCCGTTCTGAAATATTTCCTGCGCGTTAAAAGAACCGACACCCTTATCGGCCCCCGTCGCACCCTGCATGTAGCCGCCGCCGGTCGGACCGACGCAAAGCTGATCGGCGCCGTTCGTCGCGATGCACACCGTCTTGGCGGCCGGCGAATGGATACCGGCGGTTGGTGGAATCGCAGCGTTGACGGCAAAGCTGTAAGAACCGCTCAGAACCTGCGTGCCCGTCCACGTCGTCCCGTTGTCGAGTAGGAGATTCCCAAGTGTGCCAGCTGGCGCGACAGCCTGCACACCTCCCGTGCCGTTACCAAGCAGCACGGCCTTAGCGGTGAGCGTATTCTCACCTGTCCCACCTTCGCTCACCGGAATCGGCGTCGTGATGCCTGTCAGCTGCGTGATGCTCGCGTTGGCGCCGTTCTCCGCCGCGCCGCCATTCACGTCGGCGATGATCGAATTGAAATTCGCCATCACCTGCGTCGCGTCCGCCGTTTCGCCATTCGTCAAAGTGAAAGGCAGAGATCCTATAATGCTCATGACATCGGAGCTCCAAAGCACGCCTGGTACGCCTGCTTAAGCATCAGACGATAGCGGCCGACGGGAGGCGGGACCGCTTCGCGTACCATCTTCCCCTGATCCCACCACTGCTGCACGCCGCGTAATTGCGGCGCGATCCACGACGCGTTAGGGTAGATAACCGCCGGACCACCGATGCGATGGCGCTTGCCGTTCTGCCAATACTCCTCGACGCCGTTCTTGTGCAAAACGGCCGGACCACCATCGCGATGCACCGCGCCTTGCCGATACCACCACTTCGTACCGTCGGCGTAGACGACGGCGGGCTGGTCGTCGATCGAATGCAGTTTGCTATCGACGGTGTGAAAAACGTGCCCTTCCTTCAGCGTGATGGTGTTCATTGGATGCGGGTCGCTTCGATATGACTATCTGTGCCGAGGCCAGTGGCGTTACTGCGAATTTGCCCGTTCACTGTCGAACGATCTTCGACGGACAAGCGCAAATTTCCAGCGGGATTCGTCGTGACGCCGGTCATCGTGTACGATTCCGCGGTATTGTTCGGATTCGTCTGCACTCCAGACGCGAACACCGTCGTTCCATCCCATAGCTTGAACTGAAACTGCGCGTTGGCCGTCGTCGTATCTGAAATCGTAACGCCTGCCGTTACCAACCACGTTCCGGTGTTGACCACCGTCGACACGCTGGGGCCGTCGAAAAACGTGCTCGTGTTCGTCATATTGACGTTCGCGCCCAGTGTCGACGTAACAAAATTCAGTGCTACCGTCGACGTTATCGCGCCCGGCCCGTTCGATATTAGAAGACCGTAGCTCGACGTCAGGTTCGCCAGAAGCGGCGAGCTTCCCGTGCGGCCGATCGGAATCTGTCCGTTCGTCGCCGCCGTCAACCCTTGCAGGGTTGACGTACCGCTATAAAAAGCAAGACTGTTCGGCGTGCCCGTAAGAACGCCTAAATTCTGCGCCGCCGTTGACGTATTGTTCGCGCCCGTTCCACCATGCGCGACGGTCAATGGAGTATTGCCGAGCAGATTGGTAAGCGCCGTCGACGTTGACGCGACGTCCAAAAGGTTGTTCGCTGGATTGAGCGGCGTATAGCCGAGCGCCGTCTCTACCTGCCCCGCAGTCAGAAGAGCTAAGAGCAGCGGTGGCGTGCATTGCTTCGTCGCGAAGCTGGCACCGCTGCCTTCGACGCAAGGGATAATGTCGCTGTTCGTCGGCGCGCCACCGGGCGCCGTCAGCATGAAATTGGTGAACGTCTCCGACTGCGCCCAAACAGGAACGCCGATCGCCGCCGGCAGAAGCGCGGCCAACGCCAAGAGAGGGGGAATGATGCGTTTCACGGATCGCTCAGCAAGATCGTAACCCCATCATCACCCGTAAGAACCGCCCCCGCATCGGACAATAGCACGGATTCGGCGGCGGGCGGCACGGCTTGCGGCTGCGTGAACGGAAACTGCGTCAGGTAGCCGAGCTTCGACACCTGCATGTTGAGGTTGGAGACGACAGTGTTGAGGGCCGAATTGCCGAAGACGCTGAGCGTCATCTGCTTGAAGACGAGCGAGCGGCGCCAAATCAGCGGCTGCTGGAAGAAAAACGTGCCGGGTCCGCCCCAAGGTGCTCCACCCCACAAAAATGCGCCCCACACCGTATCGGCCTCGGACGGCCCCGTCAACGTCACCTCGTCCAGCAGATTCCCCTGCTCGTCCTGCGCCAGCACCGTCCACATCTGATTCCGGCTAATCGCGGCCGACAGCGTCGCCATCGTCAGCGCGTTCATCACCATCTCGTCATTGTCAGGCAGAAGCACCGTCTGCCACTGCCACGTCAGCACCGTGCCGTTCTCGACGTAGGTATCGTTGATCGTCGGCGTCGCCCGGCTCGAGAAAATCTGCGCATTGACGCCCTGCAAAACGACTGTGAAGCCGTTGTTCGACCCTTGAAACGCGGCAATGAGCGCCGCGGCGGAAGTGTGCGGCCCTGTCCAACCTTTGACCTTGAGGTCGAACCACCACTCCTGATGCGCCTGCGTCGCCAGCGCGCCGTTCTGCACGGATATCCGTAGCACGTTCTGATTATAGGCCGCGCACATGCGCGAAGGCGCTATCGCGTTCAGAAAAGGTGCGCACACTCCCTCTCCGTCAGCGCCAATCGGCTCCGATATATTGCCGCTGAAATTCAGAATGCGGAGGCCGTCGGGCGCGATGAAGGCCATGCCCATGGCAGTGTTGCAGATAGTATTGGGCGCGAGCGTCCCGATTCCGATACCTATCTGATTGACTTGCAAATTGGCGAAGGCGGAGTCGCCTGTGATCTGCTGCATCGTCGTATCGCCCTGGAAGGCGATGAGCGCCTGCAAAAGGCCGCCCAGCGTCTGCTCCAACGGCAAGCCGGCAAGCGCCGTGACGGGCAGTCCATTCTGAAATTCGAGCGCCTGCGTCGCGAAAGTAATCTGGCAAGGCGTGCCGCTATCACTGAACTGGACGCCCGCGAGAACCGCAAAATACGCACGGCCGAAGAACTCCGCCACCGCCAGTGGCACGGCGACCAGCGGATTGGTATTGGTGTTGCCTACGCCCCAAAGCGGCGCAGCCGGCGTGCCGCCCGTCACCGTCAGCGCGACACCGCCAGCGCCCGCCGTCGCCGCCTGGCTCAGCGTCAGACTCGTGCCGCCAGTGAAATTGAGGCCGATACCGGAGCCGCCAGTAAGCCCCGACGGCGTCTGACGGTCGAGAACGACGGACGCTCCCCCGCCGGGAAAGGACTGGACAAATCCGATAAAGACGCCGCCGACGAAGACCTGCGATCCCACAACGACGCCGGTCAAAGAACCAATGTCCGTGATCGTATTCGTGCCGTTGAAGGTCCCTGTCGTATTAAGGTCAAGCGCACTGACGTTGATCGCTTTAATGGTCGTGTTCGCCGGGATCCCAGCTCCGGCGATCAGCATCCCCACCTGCCAGCCGTTCTCGATGACGTTCGCCGAAAGCGCGCTGATGGTCGTCGTCGAGTTCGTCGTGCCGGTAACGGTCGCATCGCTGAAGCTCGAGATATCCAACCAGCCGAAAAAATCGCCCGTCGTCGCACCGGCGAAACCCGGATGCGTAAAAAGAACGCGCGAAGCGACGATCGCCGCCGTCGGCGGAGTCCAATCGCCGCTCGTCGGCGGCGTCGTCGGCAGCGACGCGGCGCCGCCGGGGATCGTCACCGGATTGAATGCGCTCGTCAGCACATTGTAGGAAAAGGGCACGTCCTTGCCGGCGAACGGACCGCCCGTCTCGGCGATCATCCCATAAAGAATCGGCCCCACTTGCTCGATGCAGTTTATCTCTGCCGGCGCAGTAAAACCGGGGAAGGTTGTCAACTGCACCGCCGCCGGCCGCGGCACGAACGCGCCGGGCGTCGTCGAGGACGGAATCAGGTTGGAGAGCGCCGTCATCGCGCCGGGGAACGCGTTCGTCCCGTCGATGCTGTCGGATACGCCCTTCGGGCGCCATTTGACGGGACGGGAATTGCGGAGGGGCACCTACTTCTCCGCCGCCGCATCTTTGAAAACAAGAGGCCCCAGCCGAGGGCCGAACACCGCTTCAACCGATTGTGCGACGACCGAGGCCATTCCTGCGCGCACGCGAATTGTGGAAGTAAAATCCAACATATTTTTCAGAACCCGACTTTCTTGGTCGACGGAAGCGTGTTCCAGGGGCGAGAAAAGCGCCGCCGGTCCAGCTCGACGCGCTTCGCCCGATTCCCGCTATCGTCCTTCATCTGCAGGTAGTGGCGGAGGATCGCCTGCGCCCCCGGATTATCGGGATTCCCATCGCCAAGCCACGTCTGCGCCCGCTGGTCGTCCGCTTCCTCCATCAGCATGCCGGCCAATTGCTTCAGCAAATAGCGCTGATTCGGAAACCAGGGAATCACGGGCGACTGCTCGGGCGGCAAAATGCCGGGACTGAAGCCGTTCACCGTCAGCCCGCCGGAACCTATGTCCGGCATTTGCTGGTAGTAGCGCACCATCACGGGGAACGCGCCGGACGCGCCGGGCCACACCACGGCCACCGGCGGCTTCTGGCTGACGTCGGTCGCGAAGAGGTAGGGGTACGCCTGGTTGCCCGCCTGCTGCACCATCCAATCGAACTCGGAGAGGTCGCAGGGGATCATGGGGTAGGGCACCCCCTGATTGAACCACATGACCTCGTCCTTGACGCAGCGCAAGAAAGTCGCGGGTAGCGGATAGGGACCGCTGCCGGCGGTGATGTTCGGGAAATTTGGATTAGCGACGAGCCCGACATTGAAGACGAAGTTGAACGTCCCCTTCGTCAGATCCAAATCGTAGGTCTGGTTCAGATCCGACAGGATCGCGTTAAGGTATTGCCCGCCTTGGCTAGTCCAGCCGGGGACGTGGGCCGTAGCGCAGGCGCGAGCGACGATCTGCGCTGAGCTGAGCGGCACCGCGCCTCACTTCAGACCGGCCGCGACGATCTCCCTGCAGCGCGCGATCTCGTCCTTCGCCTTTGCGATGAGCGCAGCGCGGCGATCCATCACGGTCTTCGAATTGCCGTGCGCCACCGTGCGCTCTTCCTTGGCCTTCTCCATCTCCGCCTTGAGCTTCTCGACGCCGTCCTTCACGCGGCCGTAGTTGGCCTTCACTGCGCCCTTCAGCTCAATCACCGGCCCGCGCTTCCTCGGATCGTTCGCCGCCGCCTCCTCGATGCCGGACAGCGCCTTGGTGCCGGCCTCGGCCTGCTCCTGCCGCTTTGCCTGCGCCGCCTCGTACTCGCGGTCGATGCGCGCCAGATCCTCGGCGTGCTGCGCCTGCTCCTTCTCGAGGCCGTCGAGCTCGCGCTCCAATTCCTCGATCTTGTAGTGCGCCCGCTGCCGGTCGCCGGCCGCGGTCATCTTGTCGAGCATCAAGTTCAGGTCGCGCAGGCTGCCATCCGAGGGCGAATACGTCTCCATCGCGCACACCCGCCCGGCGCCCAAGTCGAACGTCAGCGAATAGCGCAGAATGGGAATCTGCGTTGTGGGCGATTCCTTCGGCTTCAGTGCGGTGACGTCGGCGGTCATGCGATCCCCTGCACGCGCTCGTCACGACGCGGATCGATAATCCGGTGGCGCCGGTAGGCGTTCTCGTCGTGGTTCCCCTTGAGACCGGCGTCGTGCTGCCAGGAGCGCTGCATCTGCTCCCAAAGCACTGCCGCTACCTGCCGCCTCACGCGCACCGTCGTACCATGGAAGAAATTCTCCCCGTCGAGGCAGATCGAAGGCGCCACGAGATGCTTCGACTTGCCGACACATACCGCCGGTGCCAGATCGATATAGACGTCGACGAGGTCCCCCTTGGCCGCGCCCCGCTTCGCCGCCAGCCTCGCCTCGCGCTCCAGCTCCTGCGTCGCCTTCGCGAGCAGTTCTTTTCGCGCCTGCTCACGCTGCTTCTTCTTGAGCGCGGCCTGCGCCTCCGCCTGAATCTCGGCGACGTCCTCGGGCTCAAGGATGCCCTCGTATTCCGGCGGCACCGGCAACGCTTCGGCATCGTGCTTCACCGGCGTCGCCTTCAGGACGGGCGCTGGCGGCGCCTTCATCTTCTGCTGCTCGGCGTAGACCACGGACAGGCCCCAAGGCTTGCCGGGCGTGCCGCTGAAGAAACCTTCGGCGTTGATCTCCTCGACGATCTGCTTGACTGCAATCCCCTCAACCAACCGGCGCCGGATATAGTCGGCGCGATATTCTCCGGTGAGGAGCTTGACCTTCTCAAAGCCTGCCATGCGTGCCTCTCAGAAATTGAACTGCGACAATAGCACAGAGCGCGTCAGGTGTGAACCCAGTCAACGGTAGCGGCGGCGGCCTTCGACACCAGAATGGGCCAGCCGCTCGCCGGCCCTACAGCGACAATGTCGCCCGGCTGCGTGATGAGCGCGCCGCGACCGGGGATGTAGAGGATCCCATTGTGGCTCCAGGCACCGGGCATCAAATAGCCGGAGCCGATCGGCGAGTTAGGATTACCGGCGTCGCCTTTGAGGAGAGCGATCAGCGTCGCGATATCGGCGTCGGCCATCGCGCCGCTGACGACCATGCCGGTAAGGGTGGTCTGCCCGGTCGAACCGATCGTGTTCGTGGCCACTTATGCGCCCCCCGTTTCGAACGCCTGCAGCCGGGCGAGGATGGCGGCGACGTTCGCCTGATTCGATATGTCGGTCCCCATCGCCGTGCATGCCGTCGTGATCTGCGCGCCCGTCGGCGTCGAGCCGCCGAGGACGAGCTGCGTGCCGGTGAACTGAAGCGTCGGACCATTCGGATTGATGCCGGCCGGACCCTGCCCGTCGCCGTCGTGGCTGATATTGCAGGTGTAGGTGAGGCGCAAGCTCATGCTCTTCTCCCTATTACCGCTGAAGGAGGGGGCTGACTAGGCCCCCTCTACACTTCAGGTGAAGGTTGCGGAGAAGGCGCTAGAGCTTTCAATTCGTGCCATGAATTGAACGTTTAGTAAAATGGTTGAATAAAATACCTTGAACCCAATTCTACGACTCTGGTTCAGCGGGTCCGACTTGTCCGCCTTGTCCAGCCACGTCATCTTGACGTCGTCGAGCTTCACCTGCCCGTAAGCGCCGCGCCCGATGATGAAGGTCGGATAAACCGTGACGCCGACGGCCGGCGTCGCGGGTGGCACCTGCGCCACGCCGATGCCGGTCAGAACGACCGTCTGCCCCGGCGCCAATTGCGTCGCCTGGCCCGCGAGCGGTCCCTGGACGGGACCGGCGGCCGAAAGGCCGAGATTGACCGGCGACGCCGTCGTGCCGAGATAGATACTGAAGGTGAAGCCCGAGAGCGCCGGCAGCACCACGGCGATCGAACCGTTGGGGCCGGTGACGCTGATCGCGTTCGACACCGCATAAATGCGGCTCTCGTACTGATTCTGGTTGTCTGACGCCGTGACGATGATCTGATAACCGGCGTTCGTCGCAAGGCTCCCGGCGGTGCCGGCGGTGCCCTGGATCGCCGCGACGCCGACGAAGGACGGCACCATGTTCGATTCGCAGAAGCGCATACCACGCCACTCGCCGGCTTCCGCGTTGTAGAGCCGGTTGATGTCCGAATACGACCAGGCGGTGA